TTAGAACATATGTCTGATTATGATTTATTTGTATACCCATCTATATTTGAAGAAACATTTTGTGCCTCAGCTTTAGAAGCACTTGCTGCAGGACTTCACGTAATTACTACAAACTTTGGAGCACTACCAGAAACTTGTGCTGAATGGCCTGTGTATGTAAATTATTCTAAAAATTTTGAGTTACTCGCCACAAGTGTTGCTGGTGCGATTGATATAGCAAGTCAATATCTTCATACCGATACAATACAAAATCATTTAGAAGAACAACAAAAATATTATAAAAACTTTTATAGTTGGGATAAAAAAGCTATAGAATGGGAAAACTTTTTGAAAGGAGCCATAAGTGTCAAGCAGTAAATACGTTAATGAAGATACCTATCAAACATTACAAGAGGTAAATATAGAAACACAATCTGATTTTGAAAAAGCAGTAGAGCCTCTTTGGAAAGAAAACAAAGATCAATACAAAAAATTTGAAATATTTGTAGCTACGCCAGTGCATAGTGAAGTTTCTATTCACTACACTCAAGCTTTAATTGAGTTTCAACAAGAGTGTTTTCAAAAAAAATTAAAAGTATCTTTTCATTTAATTAAATCATCTTTAGTCACACAAGGAAGAAATTTATCTGTTGCTGGCTTTTTAGGTTCAAAGGCAACGCATTTATTATTTATTGATTCTGATATTTATTTTCAAGGTAAATCAATATTTACTATGCTTAAAGCTGACAAAGATATTATTTCTGTGCCATACCCACTTAAAACTTTGATGTGGGATAAGGCTTTTGAAAAAATGCAACAGGGTAAAATTAAAACACCCGATGATATTAGAAAATCCTTACATACATATCCAATGAAAGTCCCTGATCCAAACGATATAAAATTAACTAAAGGTGTTATGGAGGTAACAGACTCTCCAACAGGATGTATGCTAATAAAAAGAGAAGTAATAGAAAAGATGATAGAAAAATATCCTGACAAAGAGATAGTTCAAAAGACAGTAATTAATGGAAAATTTGTAAATAAACCAAATATGTGGAATTTTTTCGATACGCTGCATGACCCCAAAGAGAAGACCTATAATGGTGAGGATTTTGCTTTTTGTAAGTTATGGAGAGACTTAGGTGGTAAATGCCATGCTTATGTGAATGATTCTATTGTGCACATTGGCGAGCATCAATATCACGGCAGGTTTTATGATGAGTTGATATCAGCCAAGTAAAATGGTATTATTAAAGACTTAAGATCTTAAAAGGAGAATTTAATAGTGATACAATTTTTACCCTACGCATTAGCAGCATATGGAGGTTACAGAGGATACAAAGATTCAAAGGATCAAGGTATTGGTGGTATAAACAGACTTTTAAACACAGCAGTTGGGGCATATGCAGGTTATAATTTAGGGCAAACGGGAGGGTTTGCAAAAAGCGCAGGATTTGGAAATCCAGCATCAGCAAATTTTGTTCCTACTTTTTCAAATTTACCAGGTATATCAACACTACCTGGCATGTCACGATTCAGCACTCCACCTGTTCCAAGAGTCAATCCATTACCAGGAGATGATATTGGTACAGTCTCTAGAGCTGAAGAAATACAAAAATTACAAAGTAAGGATAGAGGCATCTTAGATATTCTTACTAGAAAAGAAGATGGTGAGTATGATCCAATAAAAATCGCTGCACTTGCAGGAGGTATACCGTTTGCAATGGGTGCATTTGATAATCAACCAACAGATATTTTTATGCCTGGCTATAATGTAAATTATTTAGATTTAAGAGAACAACGACCGTCTTATACATACATAGATCCCACAACTGGACAGGAAAAAGCATATGAAAAAATTTATGCACCAGAGGAAGCAGCTAAAAATGAAAGACGTATGGGTCCATATTCTATTAACCAACAAAGACTTAAAACTGGTGGACTAGCAGAAATCAAAAAATTTAATGAGGGAGGTATAAATTATCTTCCATCAAAAATGACCCACGATGAAAACGACTCTAATAATTATGTTAGAGCAACAGGATACGTTGAAGATGGAGCAGGCGTAGGAGATAAAGACGAGGATACAATGTTAGCTCAATTAGCAGACGGAGAGTTTGTAACAAGAGCAGATGGAGTATTAGGTGCTGGAATCATAGCTGGAGCAAATCCAAGTAGCATGAAAGACATGCGAGAAAAAGGTGCCCAATATTTCTATGAACAACAAAGAAGATACAAACGTGTATTTGATTTAATCAAGGATAGAAATGGCATCAGCAAACAAAAAACGAATTAAACCTCTTGTAAGCATTCTACCTCTTGAACCAAAAGATATAGAAACTTTTTGGCCACTTGCAGAATTTATGGTGACGGAAGCGTTAGCTTATTCAGGAAAATATGCAGATGCAAAATGGGTACACGATGAATTAAAAAAAGATCTTATGCAATGTTGGATTATGTTTGGTTCGGATGAGGACGAAGAAAACAAAGTATTTGGTATATGTGTTGGAAGAATAGGTGTATTGCCTAACTTTAATCAATATGAGATTGTTATATGCACAGGTAAAAGAAGAGATTTATGGGAAGATAATTTAGTTAAAACAATTACTGATTTTGCCTTAGTAAATAGTTGTAAAAGATTAAGCATTATGGCTAGACCTGGTTGGGAAAGAGTGTCAAAACAATGGGGTTGGAAAAAGAAACATGTACAATTAGAGAAATGGATAGGATAAAATTATGAGTTTTTTTGGAGGAGGAAGATCATCACAACCAGCTACACCTTCACAGCAAACACAGTTTGTTAGAGAAGCCCCTGGTATAGAAGAGAGAAAAATTGAATTGATGGATATTGCTCGTCAAGTGGCGCAGCAACCAATTAACTTACCTGCAATTCAAACTGCTGGCTTAGGTGCTTTAGAGCAACAAGGAATGACAGCAGCAGGGCAAACTGGTGTTGGTGCTCCAACAGTCCAAAGTGGAATTAATCAAGTAACAAGTGCTGCAGCTCCAATAGGTTCAGCGCAAATAAATCAATTTTTAAATCCTTATCAACAATATGTTACTAACGAGATTGCAAGACAATCTGGTATTATGTCTAATCAGATTGCAGCAAACGCTGTGGGTGCAGGAGCCTTTGGTGGCGGTAGAGAAGGTGTCCAACAAGCAGAATTACAAAATAGAACCTTAGATGCAATGGGTAGAGCTCAAGCGCAAGGTTTCAATACAGCTTTAGGTGCAGCTCAAAGACAACAAGCAGTTGGATTACAAGCAGGTCAACAGTTAGGTCAATTAGGATTAGGCCAACAACAAATGGCTCAAGGTGACATAAATCAATTATTCGCAGCAGGCGGTGTTCAAAGACAACTTGCTCAACAGGCATTGGATGCACAAAGACAAACTACTTTACAACAACAATTTGAGCCTTTCCAAAGAGCAGAATTTTTAGCTAACTTATACGCAGCAGGTCCTAAATCACAATCAGCAGTTACTTTAGGAACAGCCCCTAGCACAAGTCCTCTTGCACAAGCAGTGGGTACAGGTATAGGTGCTTTCGCTGCTTATCAGGGTGTAAATCAAAATCAAACTAATTAGGAGGTCTATGTCCATAAACAAAGTTTTAAATAGACCAATGTTTAGAAGAGAGGCTTTGAAAAAAGGTCATCTTCAACCGCTCACAGCTAATACTGGAAGAATGATAGGCCCTATGAGACCACCAGTTCCTGCTTTGATACCTCAAAATACAAGAGGGACAATGGTTGGGCCGTCTTATAATAATGCACTAGCCTTGAGAGCTCAACCAAACTTTATGGAGAGAATGGGATCTAGAGCAAGAAGCTTTGGTAGAGGAGTATTTAGTCTACCTGCAATTGGTGGTTTTTATGCTGGAGATAAAGTGGCTCAAGGATTAGGAATAGAAGATCCCTTAGGAAGAGGAGCTTTTGGTTTAGGAGGATCTTATGTAGCTACAAGAGCGTTACCTGCTCTTGCTGGAATTGGAATGATTCCTAGTGCGGTAGGATTAGCTGGAATTGCTGGAATACAAAATAGAATACAAGCAGGCATAGAGGAGAGAAGAAGAATTAATGCAATGTCACCAAGACAAAGAACAGATTTCGAAAGACAAAACAGATTAAAAGCAACAGATTACATGAGTGAGGGTGTGAGTGACCAAGATATTTTTGGTAGATTTGATCCAAAAACATTAGATGATATTGTAAAAACAGATACAGAAACAAAATTAAAAAGAACAGGCAAAAGAGGACAAACTTCACCAGAATCTAAAGTAGCTGACATTGCCACGGAGCCACAAAATATAACTAAATTTGGTAAAAAAAATGTAATTGATACAGCAAAGATTGCTGAAAATGCAATTGGACCAAATCCAAATATTAATTTTCCAATGCAACCGGACACCGGAACAAACTTAGTTGCAGAAAAAACAGAGGAAGACAAAGAAACAAAACCTGCACCATCTAAAAATAATACTAAAGCTGATGAAGATGCAGTAGCTGCAACATCTCCTTTTGCTGAACAAATAAATTTAGCTAGACAAATAGCAAAAGAAATGAGAACAGGAAAAACTTCAAATGCAAATTTAGTATTCTTAACTAATTTAGCAACGGGTTTACTTACAGGTACTACAAAAAGACAAGGTGTTGGAGGAGCACTAGAAGTATTTGGCCAGGCGTTAGGACCAGCAGTGAACAATATGGTCATGGTAAAAATGAAAGAAGATGAGATAGAACAAAATTTATTAGGACAAGCTTTAGAGTTTTCAACTGATTTTATAAAAGCACAAAACGAAGCTTTTGAAATGCCTGATACAAAAGAAGTTGGAGTTATTCAATTCACTGATGAAAAGGGCCAATTAACTAATGTGGCTGGACGTATATTAGATGATGGAACAAAACAAATCGAAACTGGAACAGATCCAAGAACAGGTCTAGCGATTTATCAAACTGTTTCAGGTGCTAATACTTCATTTATAGCAAACAAAGATAGAAATAAGGAAACATTAGAAATAGCTGGAGATTTATCAGGTAAATATGGTGCACTTAATTTAATTAATAGAAGTTTAGGAACTATTATTGACGGTGAAGCAAAAGCGGGTGTAATTGGTGCTGTTGGTTTATATGGAGGTCGTTTAACAGAAGCACTTGGAGATGTGTTTGCTTTTACAAAACCTACGGGAGATAATGCAGCTCAATTAAGACAATCAGGTAAAGCTATGTTCGAGCTTGAAAGAAATAAAGCTGCTAATAGGTTAGTTAATGGTGGTGAGTATGAGACAAAAGAAGAAGCTTTAAGATATTTAAATAATACTTTTGGAACCTACGATCGTATAAGAAGAAATTATTTAAAGGATGCTAAAAGAAAATTAAAAGACGGAACGACTTTAGACTATGAAAGACTTGCAATTAATGAAACTGTTCTTGTTTACAAACTTGCAAACTCATTAAAATCTAAGGACAGATTAACACAGAAAGATATTGAGATGGCTAAAAATTTGGTCAAAGTATTCCCATTACTAAGAGGTGAAAAAAATGTAATAGCTTCACTACAAGCTACAGCAGAAACAATTTTAGATGATATTAGAGATATGGAAAATACTTATTTAAAAGCTGGTGGTGCATCAAGTTATTTGAAAAAACAAAGACAAGTTTATGGTATTGATGTAAGACCAACAGAAGGTGAATCACAATTAGATATTAGATTTAAGGATTTAAATGAATTGAACGAAAATGAATTAGAACAAAGATTTAGAGGATCTTAAAATGAGTGAGTTTATTGATAATTTACAAAAACAATTAGATGATAAAACATTGAATCCAGATAATTTATCTGATGAGCAAAAGGCAATTGTAAATGAATTAATAAGAAGAAAAAAATTAAAAGGCCCAACAATGGGGCAACTTGGAGAAATGCGTGACGATGCAACCCAAGAAATTGTTTCAGAGAAAGAGTTTTTACAAGACCCATTAAAGGCAGCAACAGGAGTTGGTCAACCTACTTATGAACTTACTGGAGACATCGCTGGTAGTATATATCCATACGTTGCAAACAGAAAAAAAATATTTAGAGCAGCAAAAGATGGAACTTTATTAGGTAAAGGCCCAGGTTTTTTTGCTAGATCTGCTGCAAATGTAGCCGATAGATTACCAGGTAGATTTAAATTTTTTGGAAGTGCCCTTAAAGGTATAGGTAAACTTGTAGATCCATTATCTAGAGCTTACAGAGGACCATTATTAAAAACAGAAGTACAATCAGTTTTAGGAGGCACAGTCGGTGCGGGTATTGGAGCGTTTACTTATGATACACTCAATGAGCAAGCAGGTGTTGAGATTGCAGCAGCTTTAGCTGATGACCTATCAGAAATCCCAGAGGGAGACGTAGAAAGAGACCAACTTACAAATACAGCTGTT